GTCTGGGAACGCCCGTTTAGCTACACGATCCAATTCGTCACCGTACATCTCAATGATATTGCGCGACTCTGCTTTCATAGTAGGAAACAAAAAATAGCCGGTGTTGCCGCTACCAGGTTTCTTCCACGGCAAAAACTGGTTGAATCCGACGAACGATCTGTTGCCACGTTGACGAGGAAAGCCAGCATAGGAGCCGAACTCGGCACCAAAAAAGAACGGGATACTGGCACTACCACCAATGACCGTAGCCCTAGCCTGCGCACGACCAGCTCGAAGCGAAGAAGCAGCCTTAGCCTGCATCCTTCCCACACTTGACGCTCGAGCCTGAGCCTTGCTAACCACCATAGAAGCGACCTTATGGTTCGCTTCCTTCAACAAAGCAATCCCATCAGGGCCGCCGTCTGTTTCAATTCGACGCAGCTCACGCCGAAACTGATCAAGGCCCTGCACCCGGACTGTGTCCTCTGTCCTTCGTGCTCGAGCCATGACTACCTCTTCCTATTTGCCTTGATCTGAGCCTCTTGACGGCGCTTCAACACATCCAAAATCGCTTCCAAAACCCCTGGAGGAGCGTCCAAAAGGTCAACCGGCGAAATCCCAGTCTCAACGGCTATGGAAGCAACCAGATACGTCAGGCTGTCCCTTCTAAAGGGGCGGCATCAGAGCCGATCTGTACCGATACAACCTCTTCAAGCCACTTATCAAACAAAGGCACAACATTGCCGGCCACTCGTTCGGCATCCCAAGCAATCCAATACGCATATTCCATGCGCAATTCTTTTTCGTTGGCGAAAGCCGCCGACAAACCAATCTTGAAATACCTTTCAAACGCAACAATCGTACGCGGAGTCACCGCATAGTCATAGTTCCGTCCGTCCGTTTTTGTGACTTCAATCCTCCAAGAATTCATGGTCAGCTATTCGACTTCGTGATACCACCCGAAACCGGCCACGACACATCGGCAGTCAACAATTCGCCAACAGAACCAGCCACAGGCGACCATTCCGTCACCAACACCGTGAAGGTGTAGAGCGGATTGTCGGTTGCTGTGGTGATATTGACAGGCTTAATCGTGACTTCGGTGGTGGTGCCCAACAGAGGATAGATGGTTTGCTCCACTTCGCTGGACGCAAAATCCTGGTGGAAAGATGCAGAGAACGAATGATCGCCGAGGCCGGCCACACGGGTGACTGCGCTGGATCCGAATGCCGTGGTTTCAACCTCAGCAAACGTCATGTCCAATGAAACCTGGGCAACACGGTCGGTCAAATCGACACTGTTGATAGTGATCTTCGGATTGTTGAAAACCAATTTTGCCATTATTCTTGCTCCTCTTCAACGGGATTTGAGACTGGGATGTCCTTTGATGATGTTACCTGAACCGAGATAAGACCCGCTTGTATTAGCGCATCCACGTTAGCCGAACCCAGGTCTTTCTCGGTGACGACCTGACCGGGCTTTTTCCCGGCGACCTCACGATGACCGGAAACCTTAAAACTATTCATAAAATCCCTTCTTATGCATGAACCATGACAGTGAAATCAACCGACAGATACGTGATTTCATTGATCGTGATCGGCTGCATGTTTCCACCGCGTTCTACCGTCAATGTTTGCACACATTTTTTCCAGGCTGCATCATTCTCAACCGCCTGACGGATCGATTGGGCTCCGGAATATGACATGAATTCGTCAAGTCGTGTTTGGGCCTGCCGTTCCGATGTTCTGCCCACCAAAACCGTCACCAAAAAACGGTAGTTGACATCTCCGCCACCGAACGCCCGATGGTAGACGGCCTCCTCGAGCGCCACCATCGCCATAGGCGTATTTATGGTGTCTGGGATGTAATCGTACGTCCGAAGCCCTGGGACGGCCCTGAGAGCCGTTTTGAGGGCATCTGCGGCCTCTGAGACGGTGGCAGCCATCAGAGGATGCCGACCGGATCTTTCCGGTAGTTCTGGACCAGAGCCGCAGCTGTCGGATGCAACGCAGACCTCAATCGCAGAATTCCGGTATCAGCGAACGGGGTCGCCCCGAACGGTGCATCTGACGACTTGAAAATCGTAATCGCCTGCAGGATCGCAGCCTGCTTCACCGCCGAAGGCACCGAAGTCCAACCCCACTTCGCCGTCACCTTCACCGTCACCCGCCCATAATCCAACGGAAACCACAAACTGCTGATCGCCCGAACCGTATGGTACGGCCACGCCTCACCGTACGTCTCCTGGTTCAACGGCTCCAACTGATAATCATCAGTCGTCCATGTTTGCGACCAGGTGCCATCCAAACCCGGATCAGTCTGAATCACCAGACTTGTCGTCGTATAGAAATCCTCGGTGAACACCAAATCCCATGATTCCGGTGTAAACACTCGAGCGGTAGCCGAATCATCCGTCGTGAATTGCCGTTGACAATACTGCTGGATCATTTGTGTTGCAGCAGAACACGCCAAATCGATACGAACATCATCAACATTGTCAGGGATCGGTATCCCCAACGCCTCTTTCACATCATCAGAATCGCAGAGATTCGCCACAGCACAACCTTTCGACCAGACATAACACTACCCGACAGTGATAATCCCCAGCCCGTAACAACCCTCAACCCACTCCACCGACCGATACGGGCCAGCAGCAACGAACTCTCTGACAGCCTCAGCCACCGGAAAATCAGGGTCAGACGGTGGTGAAGCCTCCGGTCGTTCCAACTCCGTATCATGCAACACGATCAGACCGCCCGGCTTCACCTTCCCCACATACAACTCGAGCTCACGTTTCGTCTGCTCATAGGTATGCGACGTATCAATAAAAACGATATCCACATTGTCCGGCAACTGATCGGCGACCTCCAAATCATCACCGACCGTCAAATACCAGAACGGCAAATCACGCCATTCAGCCGGGACTCGAGGATCAGTGATATCGACCGACCACACCTCACCACCCTGCTCCTCAGCAGCCGCCAAAAATGCTGCCGTCGAATCACCGCCACGAACACCCAACTCGATGATCTTCACATGCGGTTTCGACGCCAACTCAAACAAGCGAGGCAAATGGGCATGAATATCCGACCCCGACTGCGACCGGCGAAAACACTCCTGCAACAAACTCATCATCAAGTCCTATCTGAATGCTGCCGAATCTTAAACAACGGGTTACCACGCAAACCGCCAGATAAAGACCGTACATCCAAACCGCACCGGCGCAACACCACCGGCAGCGACAACTGGTCCTGCACAGTCCACCTGTGGATCTCATCCAACCATGACTGCCCGAACTGGCGCACCCGCACCGAATCACGCATAATGAACAGGCCGGCAGCCCACAAACCCCAATCGTCAGGATGACCAGCATCCACATACGCTTCAACCTGACCAATCACATCCTGACCCTCATATTTGCGCATAGCCATCGACACAGAAGCCTCAGCAACAATCGACGAACGATCAGGATGCGGATGGAACGCCACATCACCATCACCCAAATCGGCGATCATCCGCTCAACCAGTCGGGCGTCCGGCACAATCGACCCGTCCAGCCAGACGAACAGATCAGCATCAGCGAACTCCCACGGACAGCATTTCGGGAACTTCGCAGCCAACCGAGGATCAACATCACCACGATCCGCATGCACATGCTCAAACTGGCGAGGCACATTCACCGAACCATCAGTGACCATCACATGATGACAATTGACGCTCTGCTCAACCCATACCGGCTCGTCATATCCGCCGAACACCGCTGAAAGAACAGCGACTTTCACCGGCCAGCAAACTTCCGATATCGAGCCTTGAACAGCTTCTCATCCTCATCAGATTTCGCAGCGCCACGATCATAAACATCATCATTCGGGGCCTTGCCGATCATCGGATGAACATGCTCAACCTCAGACCCCAACGCAACCTGAAACACACCATGCTGCTTAGCGACACTCACCAACTCATCATCAACGAACCAATGGTGGTATCCCTTATGGCAGAGCACTCCAGGCCCATCCCATGAAGCGCCCTTCTCCATCACATACTCACGCTCGACAAGCATGTGTGTCGCATGCTCACCGCGCATCACACGAGGATTAGCAAGATCATTGGTTCCAATAACCTTTGCCCCATATCGGCGGGCGACCTCGAAACAATGATCTAACCAGCCCGGTCGGAACTTGACATCATCACCGGCCAAGAAAACCCACTTAGCTTCACTTTCTGCCGAGAGACGGTCGAACGCAAAGTTTGCCTTCTGAGCAAAAGTTCCAGAATGAAATAGAACATTCCCACCATAAGCAGAAACCTCATCAGCCTCAACATCATCACCTTCCTCGCAAACAAACCATGCTCGAGCCAAACCCGTTGAAGCGCGCAGAGACTCCATAAACGGTTTCACATTCTGCGGTCGATGCAACACCGGCACAATCACATCCACCAGCTCAGTCGCCGGAGGCGCATAAAACGACTGCCAGAAATCCGACTCACCCAACCACAAATTCTTCAGATGAGTAGTCCGAATCCCCGTATGGATAAACAGCGGGATATCCAAAGCCTGACAGCGCACAAAGAAACTGATGTCCTCACCAATCAGCGAACCATCAGTCCCACGCACCCGATCAAACCAGCATTCACCCTCAGATTCTTTGATCCGCTCAAACACTGAACGATGAATCAAAATGAAAGCCCCGCCAGTCGCAGCGCACTGAACCAGCGAATTCACCGGAAAATGTGATCGGCCTGTGAACCGCCAATGCCCGTCATCATGCTGCACCCAATCGAAGATTGTCGGTCGAGGCACACACCGGAAACCGTTAGATCCGTCATCGAACGCTTCACGTTGGGCGAAACACAAACCGCCAACAATCGGACGATTCACCGGATCAGCAAGCGACAACAGCTGATACAACCCGACAGGTTCAAACCCCATGTCCGCATCGACCATGAACAGCCACTCACAGTCAGAATTCAACAGAGCTGTCGCCAACTGGTTACGACCCTCAGGGATACCACCCGAAGCGCATTTGATTGACGCCCAACCATTCAAACGCCGATCGCGAGCCATATCGAAACCGACAAGCCCCATCAGGCTTTTATGGAACGAAGTGCTCACCTCATGCGGATGCAAATATCCGACAAGAACATCACTTTTCGGTTGCACGCTTAACCTGACGCTTCGCACCCGGAACAGCCGACGCACTCTCCACCTGAGGCGCCACAACCTTCTCCGCCGGAACCGGCTTCACCGCACGCACACCATTCACCACAGCCGGCACATCAGAAAACAAATGAGACATCCGCTTCACAAACGGATCAGACGCCCACCATGCTTCACCAGCAGACAAACGAACTTTCAACCCAGTCGACGGATCAACAGTCGTACAAGTCGACAACGAAAACACAACATCAGCCATCAGGCACCTCCAAATGCCGAGCCGTCCCCGGCACGCCCACTATAACCAAACCAGGCTTACAAATAGCGAAAGCCCCCGACACCGAAATGCCGGAGGCTTTCTCCCACTACCGATGGGATCACAGAGTGTCGGGAAGACCATCCTTCGCAACCGCATTCGCAGCAGCAGGAGCCCCACCAACATCAACACCATTCGTCGGAACCTGCGGAGTCACATCAATGAAACCATTGATGCAATACAGCCAGCCGTTCGCCAGATTCTCACCAGACACGATCAACGCACCAGCAACATACACGTCGCCAGGAACCGAACGTGACACCGGATCAGACGACCCGAACACAGTCGCAACATAACCAGACAGCATCGTGATACGAGTCAAATCTGTGTCTTCCAACTCATTCTGATCGAATGAACCACGCGCAACATGATCATTCACGATCGCCTTCGCAATAGCAGGATTGCCCGAAATGTCGCTGATCTCAAGATTCAGATCATCGAGGACACCAGCAAGCACCGACTCGATAGGAGCGAAAACCGTGTAATTCGGCTTCCCGTTCCCGTCAGTGTCAAGAGCACCGGTTGCGCCTGCAATCAGCACGATCTGCTCGAACAGTTTGCCACCATCATCGCTGCAAAGGCCGGCATCAATGCCTTCCCAAACAGTCGAATCACCGTAACCTGCCGAAACAGGGATAACACTGGCGCCGACAGCAGCTGCACCGGCGAGCATTCCAATAAGGATCTTCTTCATTGTTACCTTCCGTCAGATGCGTGAGCATCAGGATGATTGATCAACCGGGACTCTATAAGGGGTCGAACCGACTGCCAGCAAATGTCATGGAACTGTCATGAAAATGGCGAAGGCCCCCGACACCGAAGTGCCGAGGGCCGACGCTTTTACTGGATTGATCAGGTGTTCTGGAGCAGACGGAACGCCAGATCGTTCACGGAATCGAAGCCGTGACGAGCGTAGGCGTACCAGCCTCGACTACCAGTCGGGCGACCAGTCGTCGTATCGAACAACTGCGGGATGAATTCCAGCGTCATGCCGGCGCGCTGAGCGATGACATAGTTGGAGAAGTCACCAACGCAGAGGATGTTGGCGGCACCAGTCGTACCGGTGAACGCCGGGGCGTAATCGCTCAGAACGACCGGACGGCCGAACAGGGTGCCAGTGCCACCTTCACGCAAGTTCACCGTGTAGTAGGCGCCGCTCGAGGTCGAGGAGAACGTGCGGATCTCATTCTCGACATCGGTCGACATGACCCACGTTGCACGGCTGCGATAACGCTCCGGCAGTTCGCCCCACACCTTCAGCAGGTCGACAGCACCGAACGACCCATCAGTCGTCACAACAACCTCGACGTTCGTGTTGGCGTCAAGAGCGGTGAAGATACCGACCGGGGTGGTTCCTGTCATCGTCTGCTTGGCGACGAGGTCAACGTAACCTGCGTCAAGCAGACGGCGCATTTCCTCAGCGAAGCCCGGATAGTCCATGCCGACCTCGAGGCTGTAAGGAATGAATCCTGCAGCCTTGTAGGTGACGACGTTCGGCTGGGCGAGCGTTGGAGCATCATCCGAAACTGCCGAAGCCTCAGCATCGTATGACCATGCGACACCAGCGGACGAAACACCCTTCCACTCATCGGTCGTGATCGTAACCACGCGTGCAATGTTGAGGATCGGGGCGTCAGCAGCACCGGAGGTGAGGATGATCGACGGGTCGATAAGGACCGGAAGGCCGAAGCCACCTGCCGAGTCGGGGCTGATCGCCGCGGCGCGGAACTCGTTGATCGCGTTCGCCTCTTCGTTGGTGAATGCCGGACCCTGCTGGGTCGACGCCTTCACGAAAGCCGAACGGTAAGCATCGTTCTCGGTGAGGAGGAGACGCTTGGCGACAATGCCACCATCCATCAGTTCGGAGCGGGTGTTGATCAGCTTGTCGACGTTGTCAACCTGATGCGAACGAAGTCCACGGCTGTTGCCTTCAAGAATCTTGAGGGCTGCATCACGGATTTCGCCACGCGAAGCGGAACGAACATCAATCTTGGTTTCGGTTGCACGCATGATCTGCGGTGCGTCGAAGCCGGCTGCACGCTCAACGACAGCGCTCTTGGCGGCATCGATGCGAGACTGGCGGGCTTCAACTTCGGACAGTTCACCCTTGCGGGCATCAAACTCGTCCAGGACGGCCGTGAGACGGGCGTCATCTTCGGGGGTGATGTTCTCAATTGCAGCGAGAGACTCGATTTCAGCCTTCAGCGCCGCAACCTTCGAACGGAGCTCATGAATGTTCATGTGAATCCTTTTCCAGGGTAAGTCGGGCAAGTGCCTGACGTTGGGCTTGTGTTCTGATCGAGTGCTCTTGCGGCTCGACTTCTTCTGTGGTTTCAGCGACCGACGGATCGGTGCCAAAGGCGAGCAGCTTGGCGATTTCGCCACGCACCTCAGGATCAGCGAGCGAAGTGAGAACTTCTCGGCTTCGCACCCCAACTGAGGTTTGCTCATAAGCCGGGAATACCACAGGCCCGGCCTCATACAAGGCTATCTCGTTGATGGTCCGCTCTGGACCATTCTTGCCTCGCGTCCATTTGTCGTTGATGACACGGAACCGGAACGACATCCCTTGGATCGCCCCGTCACGAATCGCGTCACGCACCGGCTCCACAAGCCAGTTGTCAGACAGTCGTGCTTTGACACGAAGACCGTGCGAGTCCTCACGCAGGTTCGTAATGACACCGAGAGGGATGGAACCGATCAGCGGATGGGTGCCATGATCAAATTGGAGAACTGGCATGCGCTCAGAGATCGTCTTCTTGAACGCACCAGGGGCGATACGCTCCCGAAACGTGCCTTCATACGAATCTATATCGGTCCATTCGTTGAACACAGCCGCATACCCTTCAAGGGTCAGACCGTCCGAGGATGGTTCAGCACGGAACTCAACTTTGCGAACAAGATTGTCTCGAGGGGCTTCAAATCGGAACTCTATGTCTTCCATGTCCTTTTCCTTTTCTGTCAACCCCTCCTGGTTTTCAGATCGTTCAGCTTGAATTTGTTCTGCTTTTCTGGCGAACCAGTCGCGTGCCGGCCCCGGATTCAGCGGGTTGATCCCCCACAGATAGTGGGCGACAGCACCAGCACCAGGCCAGTCATCGTTGTCAGCGTTTGAGTTTTGTGGTGCATCCAGGTCGACAGCATGGCGTGATCCCCATGCGTTCGCTCGGATCACTTTGTCTTCGCTGATCTGGCCGTCAGCCATCAGTCGTGCTTCCCGGATCGTCCTCTCGACCAGCCCGTCGCCACCATAGCCCTCAGCGCGCAATTCCAAACCTCGAGCTGCCGCCGATCGAATGTAGGCGGGCACATTGAGTTCAACCTGTCGGCCTTCAATCTCGATCTCGTCATCGTCTTCCTCGTCAGCAAGCCAACGATTGCAGTAATGATCTCCTCGAACCCAATCTTCCCACAGGTCACACCAGACACGCCGACCATCCGGGTTCACCATGTCATCGTTGTAATGTTCACAGTTTCCACAGGCTCGACCTTCAGGGACATCATCAGAGATCGCCGGCCTGTAGTTATCAGGGAGCGCACGCTTCAACATGCGTTCACCACCAGGAGCGATATCTTCAGCGAGCGAGATCGCCACCATCTGATCGACAGCATCCTGCTTCGAGCTGTGACAGCCCATGACCTCACCATCGTCTTTGACGACAGCCCAACCGTTGCAGTCTGCGGAATCGTTCGTGATGAAATACGGCATCAGGCGTTGTCCTCATCAGTATCGGAAGGCGTGTCCGACGGAGGTTGCAACTGCACGGAAAGGGTTCCTGAGTGGGTGAGGAGAGTCATGTCACCCGTTGTGACCGCAGCGATAACCGAATCAGGATCAAAACCGCCGTCAACCAGCGTTCGCATCGTCGTCGCATCCTTAGACCGAATTTCAGCATTGTCGAGCACATCCTCCTGCAAGAACGACACATCACGATCGTCATACCAGAGGCGCACACCACCACTCGGCGGGCGCACCAGGTTCTCGAGCGCACCAGCAGCAGAACGCCACAACGGGCGCATCGTGCCGTCAGCGAACCGGCGGCGTGTCGCCGTATAGTTGCCGGCGTTCAACGCCGATCCAGCGAGACCCTCGGAAATACCTAGAATTGCAGCCGGCACACCAGCGGCAGCTGCGATACGAGTTTCACCGGCACCCTGCACAGCTTTGAAGTTCAACTGCTCCAGGTTCGCGCCAACGAGTTTGATGTCCGCACCAGAGCCGAGATACAAAGTTTTGAACGCTTGGTTCGCACCTTGATGACGGGCCTCGAGACGCTCCTTGAACTTCTTGTACGCCTCCTCGGACACACCGGGGTCAAACTTGACGACCATGTTCGGTGTCGCCGAGTTCCGCAGGAACGCATGCTTATAGGTTGTCATCTCCCCGTCAGCGCTCACATCAGGAATGACCGTCGACAGCCAAGAGCGACCTCGGAACGGATGATCCGGATCAGCGAGCGGCCGATAATGCGCCACCTCAGACGGCAAAAAGAACGCGATCTCTTTATGCTGATCGTTGACAACCGAGTAGCCGACGAGACGTCGACCGAACGGCAAACCGGATTGCGGATCAACAACATCAGCCGATGCGATCACAACTCGAGCCGGATTCAACCGGATCAACTCACCATTCACCAAAACCCAATATGAGTTCCCGTACAACGAAGCATCAACTTCCATCCGGGCCAGAAGATCACCGGTTGTCGCCGACTGCCACGGACGCTCAAGAATCGACAGTTCCGGAGTCCCAAAGAAATTCCCTGGCCGACCCGACTGAAACTGCTGATACAAGAATCGAACCTCAGAAAACACCATGGCACGAACACTGATGCACGCAGCCACAATCGGATTCGAACCGCCCTGCAACGCCGTCAACTCATGAATGTTCCCGCCCGGAGTCACATACTGGATCCCGTTAAACGAAAACTGTTCCCAAAGACGCATGTAGTCAGGCCACGAAAACTGGTTCCGTTCCTCCTCTGCACGACGACGCAAATTCCCGAGCACTAGTCACCTGACTTCTCGATAGCCAACCCAAATATCAACAGTCCTGTGGATAAGACTAGCCCACCAGCACTCGGATGAAGCATGAACGCCGACCATGACGCAACACCCAACCCTGCAACCTGCAACATTGAACCAACCCAACGCTTAATCAAAGTCCACCCACACTTCCGCAGCCTGAGCTGCTTTCACATCAGCCGCCAACGTTAAAGCCACCAGCGCTGACACATCCGTATCCCCATCCTTACGCGCCCACACCCAAGCATCAGACGTCGACCGGCGACGAGCACCAGCCACCGCAGCATCCAACACCGGATGAGGGAACACCTTCACACGACCATCAGCCAAACGATCAAACAACTGACCGCACGCATACGCCATCTCACGAGTCGAATAACGGACCACGTTAACCCCACGCCCAACCAGCTCATCAGCAAACGACCCGGCCGGACCGAACGAATCCAACACGATCGGCGCCTCCCACTTACGAGCCAACTCCACCAGCCGATCCACACACCAACCCAAACCATCGCGATACTCGACAAGTTCACACTCACCACGATCATCCGCAGCAACAATCGCCGCCGCCGACCGCTCCGAATTCACATCAAACCCGAAACGCAACTTCCCCTGCGGAGACACAGAATCCGAACACGCCTTATCCCAAACCGACAACGGAATCACACGCTCATCCGACACAGTCCACTGATTCCCGAACGACCTGCGCCACTCGCCATCAGGCATCGTCTCCCGAGCATGACGCACAACATCCTCACTGATCGTCCAACCCAACGCCGGCATAAACGTCCACCAAGTTTCCGGATCATCACAATCCGCATCATCCGGGATCGAATACTCGATATAGGCGAGACCTCGAGTACGGCGCTCAGCAACAGCAGACCGGCCGTCAGAAATCTTCTTCTGCAAATACACCGACCGCTCCGTGCCAGCCGTCGACACATTCCACGTTTGGGCGTCAGCAACAGTCGCCATTGACGGCTGCAATGCCTGCTCACGACGAAAGTCAAGATCAGCGAACGACTCGTCAATGCCAGCCAAACCGGTTGAGGTCATACCGTGACCGGCCGCTTCGCTCGAGCCGACCGTGCGGATCGTTGAACCAGTCTTGAAATCAATGCCTTCATTGCCGACACCTTTGAACACTCGACCGACAAGCCGTTTGAACAGCACCGAACCCTCATACATCGGCGCCATGTCATCAATCAGTTTCTTGCGGGCAGCTGCACCATCCTGCGCCGTGTACACGCATCGTTGAGGAAGCTCAGGCCACATCGTCGCCCGATGCGCAAACATCGAAAACAGCAGCGTCGACTTTCCGGACTGGCGCATCACCGTGCAGATCACTTCACGGAAAGCCGGCACGAGCAGACCGGCGTCGCCCCCGCGCAGACCAACG